GGGGTGTCGAGCAGCTTGTAGAATTTCTAGGGGACGGGCAGCAATACGTCATCGCAGGTATTCACACGATCACTAAGGAGCCATACAGTCTCGATGTGGATTTGGAGGCACGCGGCCCGGCTGGATTGAAGAAGGTCACGCGGGAAAAGATCGAGCAGTTCTTTGCTGATCTGACGGAGACGTTAGAGATGATGGGCTGCCAGATTATCCACGCCGACAAGACGGCACAGAAGGCAGTCGAGCGGCAGTCGGTAGATCAGGCTTCGCTCACCGCGCCAAGCGTTGTCCATGTGGCTGCTGCGGTGACCGCTATCCCGAACAAGACCGAACACTTCCCTGACCGGGATGACTATATCCGCATGGGCTATGCCATCAAGGCGGCATGTGGCCCTGACAATGAGACGGATGCGTTCGAGATTTTCGCAGGCTGGGCCGAGCGTTGGGAAGACGGGGTTAACTCGCTCGATACTATCGAAGCAGACTTCGGCCGTATGCACCCGCCCTATGAGTTGGGCTGGGACTGGCTGGCGAACAAGGCTGCGACCTTTGGCTATAAGCGCGAGGTCGATGAGTTCGATGTAACGGACTTCAGCGACGAAGACTTCGGCGTGGTGGCCTCGGCTGGCGAAACGCCGATTGAGTATAGCGACATTGCTCTTGCGCAACGCGTTGCTCGGCTACACGTTTCGGATATTCGATACGTTGTGGGCGGCATGGGCTGGGTCGCATGGGATGGCAACAAGTGGGCTTTGGACGTGGCGAAGAAGCATGTAGCCATCGTCCGCAAGGTCTGCGCTCAAGCATCGGCCGAGGCGCTGGACAAGATCGACAGCCCGCAAAAGGCGGAGCGGATTGCGCAGCGCGTGGCGTCGTATAATGTGATCGCCAATGTGGCGAAGCTGGCGGCTGTCGAGCCGATGATGCAGGCGACAACCGAGCAGCTAGACGCGGACATCTATATCCTGAACACCAAGTCGGGGATGGTGGACCTAAAGACCGGGGCGTTGCTGGCGCATGACCGTTCTCGCATGTGTACGAAATGCACGTCGGTTGAGGCGGACTTCAGCAAGCCAGCCCCGCAATGGCAAGCGTTTCTCAATGAGGCGTGCAACGGTGATGCTGAGATGATCTCTTACCTTCAACGCCTTGCGGGCTATTCGGCTACGGGTAGCACCAAAGAGCATGTCCTCGCCTTCGCCCACGGCTCCGGCGGCAATGGCAAAGGGACCTTCCTTGGTGCCATAGGCAATATCCTTGGCGATTATGCCACCGTGGCTAGTGCGGACGTTTTCTTGGCGTCGAACAATCAGAGGCATCCTACGGAGTTGGCGTCGCTGATGGGGGCAAGGCTCGTTCATGCGCAGGAGATTGACCCGTCGCGCAAGTGGGACGAAGCCAAGGTCAAGAGCCTGACCGGCGGGGACAAGATCAGTGCGCGGTTCATGCGGCAGGATTTGTTTGAGTTCGAGCCGCAGTTCACGCTTGTAATCGCGGGCAATACAAAGCCGGAGATTACTAACGTCGATGACGCTATGCGTCGGCGTATGCACCTCATCCCGTTCGAGACTAAGCCCATCCGCAAGGACGTTGACTTGCCGGACAAGCTGAAGGAGGAATACCCGGCCATCTTGGCGTGGGTTATCGAAGGCGCGAAGGCTTGGCTGGAGCAGGGTCTAAACCCACCGCAGGTAGTTATCCAAGCTACCGATGAATATCTCGCAGGAGAGGACGCATTGGCCCGCTGGATCACTGAACGCTGCGTGGCTGGCGCGGACAATGAGATGACTACCAATGATGCGTTCAATGATTTCCGTGACTGGTGCAAGGATAATAATGAGGCCAAGGGGCGTGACTGGTCGCAGCGTAAGTTCAATGGAGAGATGAAGACGCATGGCTATGAACCCACAAGGGATCGGGCGACACGAACGAAGCGTGTGTTCCGTGGTCTTGAACTTCTCATTGGCGATGCAGACCACATGATAATAAACGCCATGATAGATGAAGGGTCGGACGATTTCTTTGGCGTTCAGATTAACTTCAAAGCAGATGAGGGAGATGAATAATGCATACCAATGAAGAGAGACTAAGGAACTGGTCTATGACGCCTGACACTCTCGCCGCCATCCACCTAGATGCGGCGTTGTTTGGCGTTCCAGAAAATGAAATGGTTAGGCTTAAGATTGTCGGCCTGTCCAGATCGCTCAACGCGACTGCTTCAAGGGTTCACAATTTGGAAAAAGATAACGAGTTGTCTAGGATTGCAATCTTTGGCCTGACCAAATCGCTCGATGTGGCTGCCTCACAAGTCCACAAGTTAGAAAAAGATAACGAGTTCATGCGGGCGGAACTTAAGAAGGCACGTTGGTATCTGAAAGGGAGGGCAATATTGGTTAAATTCTTTGGGTTCCTGTCATGGTTCAGGATGTTTAAACGTGGCAAAGGCCAGCAAGAAAGGGTGTGATGGTATGTATGGTAACGATTTTATGCGGTATAAGGATGTGAGGGATGCGCTGAATGAGGGCGTCGATGTGGTCAATAGCCCTCCGCATTATAAGACCGGAGGCATCGAGGCCATCGAAGGGATCGAAGCGTCGATGGAACCGGAGGCATATGCTGGCTACCTCAAGGGGAATATCATGAAATATATGTGGCGCTATGAGAGGAAGGGGAAACCGATTGAGGACTTGAAGAAGGCCCGATGGTATCTTGATCGGCTCATAGGTTTACGCGAACGTAAAGTAGATTGAGGGGGCTTCGGCTCCCTTTTTTTAAATCCGTGCACGGTTTGAGAGGGTCCGTGCATGGTTGGTGCACGGTTTAGGGCCGGATAAAATGGCTGAAATCTAAGGATGTGCCGGGAGTGCCGGGTTTAAAAAAGTTAATCCGCTCTCACGTAAGTAACAGTGTTAGAAGTGTCATATTACACTGTTACTTATTTATGGGGACTAATGGGCCGACAAACCGTGCACTCCGTGCACATTGGCGGAAATGCGTGGGTAAACCCGGCCCTAAACCCGGCCCGAACCGTGCACGGAGATATGCAAACCGTGCACGGATGGCAGTTTTCCGTTAATCGTCGTCAAAAACACCCGGCAAGTCGTCCGCATCGAGGTTATGAGAGCCGACTTGCTTAGGTGGTGTGATGTCGATGACTTCTGGTTCATCGGCATCGAGGGTATGAGGATCATGTGGATTTGATGACGCCAAGTTTAGCTGGCGCAGTGCATCAAGATGAAGTTGGTTCACGTTGACTTGGACCGCTGTGGTCGGCTTGGCTTGGAACTTATCTGGTGCTGCAACACCCGCCAGCCATTTGCGCGTTTCAATCTTGAGCCTGTCAGCATTGGCCGATGTGTTGTCCGAGGCATCGGCAATGTCGAGGCACTCGTCCGCCCATTGGTCAGCCGCGATTGCCCGCGCCTGTTTAAACCGCTCCTCCCGATCCGGGTCTTTGCGTATCCAATGATAGAGCGACAGGTTGCTGATGTTCAATTCACGAGCGAGGCCAGCCATTGTCAGGCCGGATGCAATCTTCTCCAGCAAAACAGTCTCGCCAACCTTGTCTAAGTTTGACGCAATCGTGCGCCGTTTAATATGTCCAGCCATGTCTTATCCTTTATATGCCTCTAGAAGCCCATATAAAGCCCATAGAGAGGCATATAGGGCGATTGCTAGGTAACTATCCCGATTGTAGCTATGCACGCCCTATGCCCCTTAAAAACGTTTCTAGGAGTATAGAGACTGGAGCGGGCACTGAACGGCCACCTTGTTCATAGTATCTGATCGACCTTTCGGACAGTCCTATCTTGTAGGCAAGCTGCCCTTGCGTCAGCTTGAGCCTCTCGCGTGTTGCTTTAAACTCTTCACTTGTCATTTGCTTCATCCTTTAGCGCCTTTTCGGCGTCCTCAATTAATTCGATGGGTGGGTAGCGCAGATAGGACATATGGTCTTTGCCTATCACGCCAAGAAACTCCAGATATTCCATTAAGCGGTAGGCCAAGGTTTCCCCAGCCCGTTCGATATATCGTTCGGGCAGTGCAAGTTCGTCGTCCTCATCATCATAGTCGGTCATTTGCTTTGTTCCTTTTCACGTTCTGCGCGGCGCTCGGCAAAGGTCTTGCCATCTGGTCCGCGCAGCGGCCAAGCATCGTCTGACGATACGCGGTGGCTCCGGCCCATTGGCGCGGCCTGTTGTGGTTTAATCATGGTTTAGTTTCCTTTTGCTTTTGCGATTATTTCGCGTGCATTGCGTAATATCTGGCGGCGGTCTTCTTCTGACATTGCATGGTGCGTTGCCATTTCAACCATGTCCTCTAACGCTTGCAGCAGCAGCGGCGCGGCTTCATATTCGTCCATGTTATGCTTCCCTCACTGTTTTAATGATTGCGTAGATTGATAGGGCTAAGACGCCCCAAAAGAATGCGTTGATTGTTAGATGGGCCGTCATGCTACGTCTTCCTCTTCCCAGTCTGTCCAATATATTTGGACATCGCCAATGTCGGCATCGTCGTCGTCGATATTGCCTATGTAGAATTCTGAAAATTCATCAGGCGTGACGTTTTTGTGCAAGCACTCGTCGCTGCAATAATACTCGTTTGCGCCCTCAATGACGTAGCCCTCGTTCATGCCAGCGCCGCAAGCGGTGCATTTGTGTGCGTGTGTCATGTTATGCACCTTCCATCATGTCGGCGTGATGTTCTGCCAGTTCATTCCAATCGACGCTGTTAAGGTCGAGCATATCCCAGATGAACCCTGCGCCTACGCTGTCATGTCCGATGAACTCTTCAACGTATGCCTCAACAGTCTCGCGGCATGTCTCTGGCGTCACTTCAACGCCGTCCTCTGTAAGATTGGCGAAACTATCGCCGAACCATAGGTTGACTGTCCAAGTCGCTGCGTTGCGCCATCCGTTGCATGTGTTGTCTGTCATAGTTTCTCACTCCTATTGATTGTTGTTAAGCCAATGTGCCGTTGGCGTTAAATTCATATTCGTTGGCTTCAATATCCTCGCGGATTGCTTCTTCACTGCCCCAATGGTCAATGTCGCGCTCGAACGCCTTAGCCCAGTCGTGCAAGGCGTCTGCGAAAACGTCACGCAATGAAGTGATAGAGGCCGGGTTGGCAATCGCTGCGCGGATTGCATCCAGCAAATCTTCATCGCCACAATATCCAGTAAAGGGGCAATCCTGCCCAGTCGCTAACTTAGCCCAGCCATTGTTGACTAACCATTTCCATGCGCGAACGCCCGACATTTCGGCGATGCCATCGCCGTAGTTGTCATCTTGGTCCATGTCGAACGTCACGCCATTGCTGCGATAGCCAACTTCCCAGTTGCGGATTGTAAGCGGTGCAATCTTGGCAAAGGCATCTAGGCTATTGCGCCATTCCTCGGACCAAAAGAATTGTTCGCCGTCACGCCAACCGGAAATGACACGTTGCTGCATCGCTGCGTCTAATTCGTCCAACTTGTAGACAGTAACTTCTAATACTCGCGCCATGTTATTGTCCCTCTTTATCGTTACGACTAGCAAATGCTAACCCGGCCAACATGCACACAATCCAAATGAATGCGAATACGTTGAACGGTATATACTGTGATAAATCAAAAGCCATTGTCATTCCCTCTTTGCTGTTGATGAACAATGAATAGGAACAATGTGCCTGTCCAGTCAATAACAAAATGCAACTCAATTGAAAACAATTGTCAACAATCAAATCACATTACAATGTGAATTGTCTCGCCCTATAATATAATGATGCAGGAACATGGTTCCGCTTTATGGTGGTGGATAGAGAGCGCCGGGTTTCGTTTCTTGTGCGCCTCTGACGCCATTTGGTCGCTAACTAATACACTGTTACAGTCTGAAACCCGCAGAAATACTTGGCTTTTTAGATATAGGGGGGTGGGTGGCATTTAAATTTGACCCCCCCGGCCCCGGCCTTGCGCGGGGGGCGCGTGCGTATAACCTGACAGACATCGAGATGTGCCCCCACCCCCCGTACACCCTTGCATTTAACATAATGCTGCCCAAAAAATTTCTAACTTTTTGCTTGCCAAGTTGTAACAATAGCGTGTAACAGTGATGCGCAACAAAAAACGGGAGAAATACGTTGGCAGTTTATGGATACACACGCGTCTCGACTGAAGACCAGATCGAGAACACATCGCTCGATGATCAAGCCCGCCAAATCCAAGGCATCGCGCTCACACATAATTTGGAACTAGACCATATCTACGAAGAACGCGGCGTCTCCGGCGGTGTCCCACTGCTGCGCCGAGAAGAAGGCTGCAAGCTGGCGTTCCTCCGGCCGGGCGATACTGTTATCGTATCGAAGCTGGACCGTATGTTCCGCGATGCGAGGGACGCGCTCAATGTCATCGCCGACTGGGAGACGGCGAACATTAATCTCATCATCAACGGATATGGCAATGTGATGGACAAGGCCAACCCGAACGGACGCTTCATGTTAGAGATCATGGCCGTCTTCGCCGGGGAAGAGCGCCGCCGTATCAGAGAACGTGTCACCGCCGGTAAGAAGGCCAAGCGTTCGCAGGGCGGATATGTCGGTGGCAAAGTGCCGTTCGGCTTTAAGAAGTCAGGCACAGGCCGCAAGGCCAAGCTGCACCCAGAACCAAACGCGCAGGACGCATTGATAACAATGAAAGCCGCACGCGTTAAAGGTCATAGCTACCGCGATATTGCTATTATCGTAGCAAAGCGTCATGGTATATCAGTTAGCCATCAAACAATCGCACGCGTAATCCGGGGAGATAAGAATGACGAAATCTGAGCCGAACTTCTTTTTGGAGTTTCTGAAGAAGTACCGCGATGATCCCGTCGGGTTCGTGCGCGATATTCTCAGGACGAAGCCAGACCCTTGGCAGATCGAGTTTCTGAAAGCGATCAGCGCTGGGAACCGTCGTATCTCCGTTCGATCAGGCCACGGTGTCGGCAAATCGACAGCCGCAAGCTGGGCCATGCTGCATTACTTCCTGACGCGGTATCCGGTGAAGGTTGTTGTGACCGCGCCGACATCCGCACAGTTGTTCGATGCGATGTTCGCGGAACTGAAGCGATGGGTGAACGAACTGCCGGAAGTGCTGAAGGTTTTGATCGAAGTCAAGACCGACCGCATCGAGTTGAAGGCCGCAGCCAGTGAAGCCTTTATCTCCGCCAGAACGAGCCGAGCAGAAACGCCGGAAGCCTTGCAGGGTATCCACGCCGATAACGTGCTGCTCGTCGCCGATGAGGCGTCCGGTATTCCCGAAAGTGTGTTTGAAGCGGCGTCCGGTTCTATGTCCGGCCATAATGCGACGACGCTTCTTCTGGGTAACCCGACACGGAACACCGGATTATTCTACGACACCCACAACCGTTTGAAGGGTGAATGGAAAACCTTCCATGTTAGCTGCCTCGACAGCCCACGCGTATCCGATGCGTTCGTCCGAGAGATGCAGTTGCGATACGGCGAAGACAGCCCCGCGTATCATGTGCGCGTTCTTGGTAACTTTCCGCCGCGTGAAGAAGATACGGTTATCCCGGTCGAGTTGATCGACAGCGCCATGAACCGCGAGATCAAGATTGCCAAGCAAACGAAAAGTGTGTGGGGCCTAGACGTGGCGCGTATGGGGTCGGACGCAAGCGCACTCGCCAAGCGGCGCGGCCCGGTCGTTGAGGAGATACAGACTTGGAAAGGTCTGGACCTGATGCAGCTAACCGGCGCAGTCGTGGCCGAGTATGAGGCGCTGCCGCCATCGGAGCAGCCAGTCGAGATATTGGTTGATAGCATCGGGTTGGGGGCTGGTGTCCTTGACCGTCTGCGCGAACTTGGCCTGCCAGCGCGAGGGATCAACGTAGCGGAAAGCCCCGCGCTGAAAGGAACTTACGCCAACCTACGCGCCGAATTGTGGTTCAAATGCAAAGGGTGGCTGGCGAACCGCGATGTTAAGATACCGAAGGATGAGCAGTTGTTCGCCGAGTTGGCGTCACCGCGCTACACCTTTACCTCGTCGGGCAAGATGCAGGTGGAGAGTAAAGAAAGTATGAAGAAGCGCGGGCTTCCGTCACCAGACAAGGCGGACGCTTTATGTCTGTGTCTGGCCACCGATTTGTCAACGATTATGCACGGATACTCGATGGCCAACAAGTCCGGTGCGCTGCGTCGAAATATAAAAGGTGTAGTTTGACATAAATAAAAGATGTGATATATTTGTCTTGCTCGGCAGGTTTTTCTCTCCCTCTTGCCTGCCGAGTGTCTTGAGTGCTAAGGGGTGTGCGCGGCGGGTTTCGCCGATAATAGCGACTAAACAAAGATGCCTACTCCCATCTCTTGTTCGAAACGCCGCCACCCCGATTTTTTGCTTTTCCACAAATTTTAGGCTATAGGCGTTCGTAGGGAGCGAACCCGTGGAAACAAAGACTTGTGTGACATGCGGCGGAGAGAAGCCCCTTGATGACTTTTACCCCCGAAGACGTTCCTGTAAGTCATGCGTGCGCGAACACCAACGCCGTTTCAGAAACGCCCAGCCGGACTATAACCGCGCTCACAATCTCCAAAAGCGGTATGGTATAAGCGTCGATGAGTATAAAACTCTCCTCGCCAACCATAATTTTGCTTGCGCTATTTGTAAGGTAGAAATACCTGACGCATTAGGTTATAAGGGCAAGGGATCAGGTGTCGTAGATCATAACCACGAAACGGGTGATGTGCGCGGCATACTATGTTCAAAGTGTAATTTAGTTCTTGGCCACGCACGAGAGAGTACGGATATTCTTTATCAGGCCATTGTGTACTTGAGTGAGCGCGGCGCGTATACGCCAAAGAAATAGGTTTGATTGCATGGTTGCGAAGCGTTTTCAAAATCCGAAGGGCGGCCTCAATGCAGCGGGCCGTAGCCACTTCAAGAAGACCGAAGGGGCCAACTTGAAAGCGCCTGTTAAATCAGGGGATAATCCACGGAGGGCATCATTCTTAGCGCGTATGGGCAATATGCCGGGGCCGGAGCGTAATGCGAAAGGCGAACCAACCCGCCTTCTCTTATCTCTGCAAGCGTGGGGTGCGTCATCTAAAGCAGACGCGAAGTCCAAAGCCAAAGCCATATCAACCCGAAACAAGGGGAAGTCAAAATGAAGAAACCTACTAAGGCCGACAAGAAGATTGCCAAGGTCATGGGTGAATATAAGCGTGGCACATTGCACGCTGGCGTGAACCCTAAAGGCCCCGCAAAGGCTCCCTTGGCTAAATCGCGTAAACAGGCTATAGCGATTGCTCTGTCTGAAGCTGGCAAGTCAAAAAAGAAGTAAGGCTAAAATATGGCATATCGCAATAATCGCAAGCCGACTAAGGATCAGATGGCTAAGAACAACCGTATGTATCAGGATACGGGTGTCCCCAACGCCAACTCTGAAAACGACGACAGCGAAGATATGTCCAATGAAACTTCTATGGAACTTCCCGACGGTACGGAAGTTTCTATTGAAGAGCCAGAAATGGAAGACGAGCAGGTCGAAGAGCCTATATCTGAAGAAGAACTTCAGAACATTATCACCGCCGAGATTGACGACGCGCAGGATTATATCGACGATGTAATCTCGCCAGAGCGTGCGCTTGCGGGCCAGTACTATAAGGGCGAACCTTTCGGTAACGAAGAGGAAGGCCGGTCGCAGGCTATCTCAATGGATGTACGGGATACTGTACAGGCCATGATGCCGTCGATCATGAAAGTATTTTTCGCGGCGAACAACGTCGTCGAGTTCGCGCCGAACGGCCCAGAAGATGTTGACAGTGCGCAGCAAGCGACGGATTACGTCAACTACTGCCTGACACGCGATAACAACCTATTTAATGAATGCTATTCCACATTCAAGGACGCACTGATCCGTAAGAACGGTATCATGAAAGTCTGGTGGAATACCGAGAAGGATGTCACGACCCACTACTTCACGGGTCTGGACGAAGCTACCTTCTCGGTTCTTCAGGCCGATGAGAATATCGAAGTCAAGGACGTAGAAATTCGCATGAGCGAAACTATGACCATGACGCCGATGGGCGAAATGATGCAGCAGACGCCGCCCACTTATGACTGCACTGTCGTCCGCACCACGGAGAAAGGCCGCCTGTGCGTCCAGTCCGTACCGCCCGAAGAGTTTCTGATCGACCGCCGTGCGCGTTCTATTGAGACAGCCGAGTTTGTAGCCCACCGTCGCTACGTCACCGTATCCGATCTCGTGAAGATGGGCTACGAGTGGGACGAGGTTCAAGACCTTGGCTTCGAAACGCTTGATGACTTTGAAGGCAACCAAGAAGCCTTTGACCGCAACCCGCAAGCGTTTGTTCAAATCACCGGCCGCACAGATACGACATCCCGCAAAGTCCTCTACATCGAGGGCTATGTGTATGTTGACATGGACGGCGACGGGATCGCGGAACTTTGCCGCGTCTGCGTTGCTGGCACGGCCAACAAGATACTGCATTGGGAACCCTGCGACTTTATTCCGTTCGTAGACTTCTGCCCTGATCCAGAGCCGCACACATTCTTCGGCATGTCGATTGCGGACGTTACGATGGACATTCAGCTTATCAAGTCGAATATCCTGCGCAACACGCTGGACAGTTTGGCCCAGTCTATCCACCCACGCACGGGTGTTGTTGAAGGCCAAGTCAATCTCGAAGACGTGATGAACACCGAAGTCGGTGGCATCATCCGTATGCGTGCGCCGGGCATGGTGCAGCCGTTCACAATGCCATTCGTCGGGCAGCAAGCCTTCCCGATGTTGCAGTACATGGATGAACTGCGCGAGAACCGCACAGGTATTTCCAAGGCCGCGTCTGGCCTCGATGCGAATGCGCTTCAGTCTTCGACCCGCGCTGCTGTTGCGGCCACGATTACTGCTGCGGCGCAACATATCGAACTGATCTGCCGTATCTTTGCCGAGACAGGCATGAAGGGTCTGTTCCGCAAATCGTTGCAGCTTATCATCAAGAACCAAGATGCTCCGCGCATGGTGCGTCTGCGCAATACGTTCGTGCCGATTGACCCGCGTGTGTGGGACGCGAATATGGATGTCGTCGTCAACGTCGCTATCGGGACTGGTAGCAACGAAGAGAAGATGGCGTTCTTAGGCCAAGTCGCCGCCAAGCAAGAGATGCTGATGCAGATGGGCGCTCCATTGGCGGACATGCAGGGTTACTATAATACGTTGGCTCAGATGATGGCGCTGGCTGGGTTTAAAGACCCGACCGTGTTCTTCAAAGACCCAGCCATGATGCCGCCTCCTCCGCCGCCTGCACCACCGCAGCCGACACCGGAAGAGATGCTGTCTCAGGTTCAGATGGAAGCAATCCGCGCTGACATCCAGAAGAAGGCGGCTGAACTTGAGTTGCAGCGCGAAGAGATGCTGCGCAAGGACGACCGTGAGCGCGACAAACTCGACGCCGATCTGATGATTAAGGCCGCTGAGATTGAAGCCAAGTATGGCACGCAGGTTAACACGGCCAACATCGAAGCGTTGATGCAGCGCGACCGTGAGTTCCTGCGCCAGCAAGGCGAGATGGATCGTATGGCGGTGCAAGCTGCACAGGCCGCGCAAAACGCACAGATGGCGCAAGCGGTTCAGCAAGCGCAGATGCAGCCTGAAATGCCCCCAGAAGGTATGATGTAATGTTTGAAGATTATTACATGCCACAGTTTGACGCAGACTATTTCAATAGCCCTGCATTCCAAGAGGCTATCGCTGCTGCAATAGAACAATATTTCCCGCCTGTTGCAGAGCAGGCGTATTACGCTCCAGCCGTAGAGCCTATGACTGTTGAGGCTGAACCTATCATGGGTATCGGCTTAGACAGCCTGTTGGGTACGAACTTCGGCACAGATTTTACCAACCTCGCGGAACAACCATACGTTGCGCCATATGTAGAACCATACGTTGCGCCATATGTAGAACCATACGTTGCGCCATATGTAGAACCATACGTTGCGCCATATGTAGAACCATACGTCACTCCTGTCGAAACCGCAGCACCTCTCGCAGCACCTCTCGCAGCACCTCTCGCAGCACCTGTCGAAACCGCAGCACCGGTTGCTGCGCCTTTGGCGGGGCCTCTTGCAGCACCTGTCGAAACTGCAGCACCTGTCGAAACTGCAGCACCTGTCGAAACTGCAGCACCTGTCGAAACCGCAGCCCCTCTCGCGGCTCCGCTAACAATCGAAGAGCGAGAAGCGCGGCGTATTGCAGCTAACACACCGCCTCTCGGAACATCTATTGTAGGCCCGACCGCTGACGGAGACCCGCTTGCGTTTGGAACCGGCAACACGTTCAATGTGAGGGATGGCCAAGAGGTCCGCCTTGTGGACGCTGGAGGCAATGTTATCGTCAGCGGTTCTGGCGTTGAAGGCGCGAACCAAGCAGTTGCCGCAGCCCAGAGCCTCAGCGATGAACTTGGCGGGGCCGCTAACTTTAAAATACAAACTGGCGAACGCACGATAAACCCAGATGGTAGCGTTGGGGCGACCCGTTACATTGACGTTGCCCGCGCCGCCCCGTCGCAAAGCGGTCTTGGTTTTTTAGCTGATGCTGTTCTTCCGTTTGCCGCGACATTCATTCCCGGTGTTGGTCCTGTTCTGGGTGCGGCTCTTGGCTCTGCCGCCTCAAGTGCAGCACAGGGTCGTGATCTTGAAGACGCTCTGAAGCGGGCCGCTATTGCTGGAGGCGCAGCCTATCTTGGCGGCCAAGTCTTCGGCCCAACTAGTTCTGCGGCTGGCCCTACCGCTGGGTCAACGGCTGGCTCGGCTGCGGGTGGAGCAACGGGTACTGCTGCGGGAACTACCGCTGGTTCTGCGGCTGGCTCTACTGCGGGCGACATCATCGTGACGGCAGCAAGAAATGCAGCGCCTAGCCTTCTTGGCTCAACAGTTGGTAGCGTCATAGGTTCGACAGTTCCGTCGCTTATCAGCGCACCGGCCCCCGCTCCAGTAGAACAACCAGCACCAACACAGCCAGAAGAAATCGTAGTGACAGGTGCAGAAACGCCTATCGTCCCGACAGAAGCACTAGCGGCAGCGCCCGTTGCGGGTGGCCTTCTCGCCGCTACGGGCGGTGGCGCTCCGAACGTCGTCAACGGCATCGACCAAACTACCGGTGAGATTGTTGTAGAAGCGCCACAGTCAGTAGTCGCGCCTGCACCGATACCGGGCTTTGAGACTGCAATCCCTGCGATAACGGGGGGCGCACTTACAGCAGCGCAAACGGCCGGTACTCCGCCATCGGAAAATAAGTTTGATTTCAACGACGTTTTCGGCACTGGTCTGAGCGTACCTCAACTTCTGTCGATTGGCAGTGTTGGCGCTGATCTTCTGAAAAATCTTTTGGCTGGCGGTGGCGATACCGGCCCGACCACGCCTTATGTTTCGCCGTTTGGGACAGGCGTAGGTATCGGCGCAGGCCGAGATATGCGGGCCACTCCAAACATCATAGACTATGAGCGGTATGGTTTCGGCCCAGAAGCTATGTTCTTCCAACCCGGATACGGCCTTCTCTCTACGGGTGCTGCGCCTACCCAAGCGCCACCCATTATGACCGCGCCGCAAGCACAGCCCGCAATGATAACTAACCCTAGATACGAGCCGTTGATTTAATGGACCCTATTACAAAAGCTAACCACGCGAAGCGCCTTCTTGAGGATGACATTCTCAAGGAGGCATTCGATGCAGTGGAAAGAGATATTTTTGAAGAGTGGCGTATGTCGGCCCATACTGACTATAGCGGACGCTCTGACATGTTTCACACGCTCAAAGGACTTGAGCGGTTGAAAGCCCGCCTACAGGCAATCCTTGACGACGGCCTAGTCGCCAAATCGAGGAGTTAACATTTAACAAAGAAGGTGCTATATGACGGAACAAGTCGGCAACCCCAGTGCAGGGATCGGCCTCCACGAAGCAACACTAGCCATCGACCAATTGCTTGGCCCTGATGAGGACACCCAAGACGAGGCCGAGGCGCAAGAGCCTGAAGAGGCTCAAGACGACGCGGAAGAAACTGAAGCCGAGGATTACTCGGAAGAAGAGGAAACCGAACAGTCTGACCCGGATGAAGATGACGACGTAGAAGAGGTTATCGAACAGGAACTTCCTGACGATCTAACCATCAAGGTTAAACTTGACGGTGAAGAAACGGAAGTCACCCTTGACGAACTTCGGAAAGGTTATTCTCGTTATTCGGATTACACACGGAAAACTCAGGCATTAGCTGAAGAACGTAAGTCGTTCCAAGGCGAAGCCGAAGCGATCCGTATGGAACGCGCTCAATACGCGGAACTGCTACCTGCGCTTAAAGCGCAACTTGAGGTGCAGTCCGAGGCTGAGCCTGATTGGGACAATCTTTATAATGAAGACCCCATTGAGGCGGCGCGGTTGGAACGGCATTGGAATAAGTCTCGTCAGGAACGGGCCGCTAAAATTCAGGCTATCAACGCCGAACAGCAGCGGATTGCTGAAGAGATGGCCAAAGAGCAACAGCGGGCGCTGGCGGACATTGTTCAGTCAGAGCGCGCCAAACTCACCGAAGTCATTCCGGAATGGAAAGACGAAGGCACAATGCAAAGCGAAGCTAAGGAACTTCGTGAATGGGCTTTGAACAACGGGTTTAGTGAACGCGACCTAAGCGCACTTGTCCAAGCCACTCACGTCTCGATCCTTCGCAAAGCTATGATGTTTGATAAGGGTTCGAAGAAAGTGGAGAAAGTGAAGGCCCAGCCAAAGAAGGTTGCCCGGATCGTTCGCCCCGGTTCTTCAGGAACTCAAATCAACACACGTTCCTCCGATGTAAAGAAAGCGTCCCAGCGCCTTGCGCGTACCGGGCGTGTCGCAGATGCGGCCGCTCTGTTGGATAAACTCATTTAATAAGGAAGTGAACTAATGGCTATTGTAGCAAATACTTTTACCCGGTACTCCGCTATCGGTATTCGTGAAGACTTGTCGAACGTTATCTATAACATCTCGCCAGAAGAAACCCCGTTCATCTCGAACATCGGCCGCGAGAGCGTCAAGAACACCTACTTCGAATGGCAGACAGACGTTTTGGCTGCGGCCTCATCTTCTAACGCCGCGCTCGAAGGTGACGATATTTCTTCGTTCACTGCTGTAACCCCAACCGTTCGCGTTGGTAACTACACGCAGATCAGCACGAAGAACGTCGTAATCTCCGGTACGCTTGAAGCAGTTGACAAGGCCGGTCGTCGTAACGAAATGACCTATCAGCTTGCTAAGCTGGGTTCGGAACTGAAGCGCGACATGGAAAGCGCACTGCTTGCCAACCAAGCGTCTGTTGCTGGTAACACCACGACTGCACGTCGTACTGCTGGTCTGCCTGCGTGGTTGACTTCGAACACCTCGTTCGGTTCAGGCGGTGCGAACCCGACTGTTGGCTCGACCCCAACTGCTGCTCGTACCGATGGTACGCAGCGTGCGTTCACGGAAACACTGTTGAAGGGTGTTATCCAGAGCGTCTGGACTTCGGGTGGTACGCCTAAGATGCTGATGGTTGGTCCGTTCAACAAGACGGCCGCTTCTGCATTCACTGGTATCGCCACGCGTTACCGCGACGTTCCCGCCGGTCAGCAGGCACAAATCATCGGCGCAGCCGACGTTTATGTGTCTGACTTCGGTACGGTCAACATCGTTCCTAACCGCTTCCAGCGTGACCGCGATGCGTTCATCGTCGATCCTGACTACGCATCGTTGGCAGTTCTTCGTCCAATTCAGAAGATGGACTTGGCGAAAACTGGTGACGCCGAGAAGGCTCTGCTCCTCGTCGAGTATGGTCTGAAGGTGAACAACCAAGCTGCGCATGGTATCGTCGCTGACTTGACCACTTCGTAAGAAGGTCTAAATGGGTGAGGGGGCCAAGCGCCCCCTCATCTAACTATTGAGGGTTTTATGACCAAACGCCTTATCAACGACGATGCTTTCACAGGCGTCAAAACTTATTACGATTATGATGCCGGTAAGGACGAAGCGATCATCTCGAAAGAGCAAGACGTTTCCGCAATCATCGAGCAGAACAAACGCGAATTTAACGATGCGCCCGAACGTTGGGGTGAGTGGACAAAGGTTGGCAGCATCCCGATTTCAGTGTATTATGAACTTGAGCGCCAAGGTATAACTAAAGACCAAGAGGCGATGAAGAAGTGGCTGAACGATCCTGACAATCGTTACTTCCGCACAAGGCCGGGGACTGTCTAATGGCGATTACGACGTATTCAGAGTTGAGGACCGCAGTCGCCGATTGGCTCAACCGATCCGATCTGACGGCTGCTATTCCAAACTTCATCTCGCTTGCTGAAGCGCAGATGAGCCGCCAAATCCGTCACCGCAAGATGGTGACGCGGGCGACCGCAACTATGGATACGCCGTACTTTGCTGTTCCTGCTGACTGGAAAGAAACAATCCGGTTCCAGTTGAACACAAACCCTATCACGCCGCTGGTCTACGTCACGCCAGAACAGCTTCTCGAAGACAGCCAACTTTACAGTGCTGGCGGTCAGCCGATGTTCTTCACGACCGTTGGTCAGCAGTTCGAAGTTCTGCCGCAACCCGATGGGTCTTATGACGCGGAACTTCTCTACTACGCCAAGCTGCCCGCATTGTCTGATGCAGCGCCGACTAACTGGCTTCTGACCGAAAGCCCGGACATCTACCTATATGGCACGCTGGTTCAGTCCGCGCCGTACTTGAAGGAAGATGAACGCACCGGCATCTGGACTTCTTTGTATGAGAAGTTGGTAGAAGATATGCGGATCGCCGATGAGCGTGCCCGCATTGGTTCGTCTAAACTGAAACCCCGCATAAGGACATTCGGATGAGTTTTTCCAATTATCTTGAGAACAAGGTTCTCGGTCATGTGTTTGGCGCAACGCCGTACACCGCACCTGCTACTTTGTATGTCGGCTTGTATACATCCGATCCGGGTGAAGGTAACACCGGGACGGAAGTCTCCGGCGGCTCCTACGCTCGGCAGACGATTGCGTTTACCGTAACGGGCAACCAAGCGTCCAATACGGCGGCTGTTGAGTTTCCGACTGCGACTGCATCGTGGGGCACAGTGACCTACGCTGCGGTCTTCGACGCCTCCACGAGCGGCAATATGCTTGCCTATGGTGCGCTGACCACGAGCAAGACGATTGCAAGCGGTGACGTTCTCCGTATTCCTGCGGGCGACTTCGACATCAATCTGGACTAAGTAGATGGCTGGCTACGGCAGCGGTCTATACGGACGCGGTAATTACGGAATAGACCCTAAAGAGGCGTCTATCACCGTCAATGCCGCGTCTAGTGCTGCCGTCTCCGCGCAACGCATATTGCTGGCTGCTGTCTCCAGCAGCGCATCATCATCAACGACGGTCACCGCGCAGAAGGTTAATCTCGCTGCGGTAACGGCCAACGCCACGTCGAGCGCGTCTGTCACTGTCAACCGCGTGCAAAACGCCGCTGTGACTTCTACGGCAACGTCTAGCGTATCTGTGGCAGCGACCCGCGTTCAGTTCGCCTCGTGCGCAATCAACGCCGTCTCTAGCGTTTCTGTGTCCTTGCAGGGCGTATTCCTTGTCAAGATCACGACGAACGCAGCCTCATCGGCAAGCGTGTCTGTAGTTCGCAAGACGCCAACATCTGTTGTCTGTAACGCCCAATCGGGCGTCACGATTAACGCCACAAAGAAGTGGGAGCCGCAGCCAATCACGCCAGAAACGTGGACTGCGGAGACTGATACATCTGAGACTTGGACACCCGTCGAAGCGATTGCAGAAACTTGGACACCGCAATCAATAACAAACGAGACATGGACGCCAATTTCTGATACAGCAGAAATAT